CCTTAATTAACCCTTTAACTCCGTCCGTTCCGTAGCGCTCCTTAACCTCAATCGGTGAGATTTTATGACCAACAGAAGGAAGCCCACCGTTCGGACGGGGATTATTTTATAAATAGATAATATATGACTACTGAAACAGCTCAAGCACTCTACTCCAAACTGGAAGGTAAGCGATACCAATACGTAGATCGTGCTCGCCAGTGTTCCAAACTAACTCTACCCTACATCATTACCGATGAGGGCTTTGGCGCACATAGCCGCCTAGAGACCCCCTTTCAAGGCATAGGTGCTCGTGGAGTAAATAACCTAGCATCTAAATTACTGTTAGCGCTCCTCCCGCCCAATGCCCCTTTCTTTCGTCTCAACGTAGACAGCCACGGCCTTGAACAAGAAGGCGCTCCACCAGAGTTAATTTCTGAGATTGAGAAGTCCCTTCAGCAAGTTGAAGAGTCCGTTATGGACGAGATTAGCCGTGAGACCTATCGCACAGCCCTCCATGAAGCTCTTAAGCACCTTATCATTACAGGTAATTCCCTTATCTACCTTCCTGAAGAGGGTGGTATGCGTGTGTTCCACATAGACCGCTTCTGTGTTGAGCGTGACCCAATGGGTAACATCCTATACATCTGCACCAAAGAGCAGTTATCCTATATGTCCCTCTCCCAAGAGATGCGAGACATTGCTGGTAACGATGATGGACAAGGCGCTGACAACGAGGTCAACCTGTTCACTGCTGTGTGCCGTAAAGAAAACGGCTGGAAGGTTTGGCAGGAAATCAACGGTAACTTTATTCCTGATAGTGAAGGCTTCTACCCACTAGACAAGAACCCCTTTATCCCCCTCCGCTTCTCCCGCATTGACGGTGAGGATTACGGGCGTGGATACGTCGAAGAGTATCTAGGCGACCTGCAATCTCTTGAGAGCCTCCAAAGAGCTCTTGTAGAAGGCTCTGCCGCAGCCGCTAAGGTTCTCTTCCTCGTTAATCCCAACGGCACAACCAGAGCTAAGACCTTAGCAGAAGCACCTAATGGAGCTATCACACAAGGCAACGCTGCTGATGTGTCCGTTCTCCAGCTCAACAAGTTTAATGACTTTAGAGTTGTCCAAGAGAGCATCGTAAAGATTGAGGAACGCCTCGGTCATGCTTTCTTACTTACCTCTGGTGTTGTTCGTAACGCAGAGCGTGTCACTGCTGAAGAAATACGTATGCTAGGACAAGAGCTAGAGGTTGCCATTGGTGGTCTCTACTCGTTGCTCTCAGTGGAGCTTCAGATGCCTATGGTTAATCGCCTAATGGATGTCATGCGTAAGAAGAAGAAGCTACCGAAGCTTCCCAAGGACATCATCAATCCTGTTATTATTACAGGCGTAGAAGCTCTTGGTCGTGGTAACGATTTACAGAAACTAGATATGTTCCTAGCTGGAGCCGCTCAAGTAGTAGGCCCTGAAGCCGTAGCTCAATACGTGAATGTCGGTGAATACTTTAAACGACGTGCTACCTCCCTCGGTATTAAAACTGACGGGTTAGTTAAGTCTGAAGAACAAATGGCTCAAGAAGCCCAACAAGTGCAACAAATGCAAATGGCAGAGAAGCTTGGCCCAAGTGGTATCAAAGCTATTTCTGACCAAGCAAAAACGCAACAAGAACAAACTCCCGTAGAGGAATAAGAGAAATAAAAAATGGCTGACCTACATCAAGTACAGATCAACGAAACAAATGAGGAAGAGAATATCTCCCTCGAAAAACAAGCTGCTATGCAAGAAGAAGCAGCTAACCAGCGTAACCAAACGCTTGAAGCCGACCCTAAAGAGGGCAAGGAAACTATCGAAGAGCAGCTCAATGAAGACGAAGAGTCTACTGAAGAAGAACGCCCAGAGTGGCTTGACGAAAAGTTTGAGAGTCCCGAAGAAATGGCTAAGGCTTACAAGGCTCTTCAACAGAAGATGTCCAAGCCAAAGGCAGACAAGAAAGCTTCAACAGAAGAGCCATCAACTACAGAGACAACTACAGGCGCTATTGATGCGGCTCGTGGTGAGTTTGCTGAGAGTGGTGAGTTGTCTGACAAGACCTTTGATGCTCTTGAGTCCGCTGGCTTGCCCCGCGAGTTCGTTGAGCAATACATTGCAGGTCAAGAAGCTATGTCTGTTCAGCAAGCGGCTACTATCCAAGAGTCTATTGGCGGTGCTGGTAACTACGAGGCTATGGCTGAGTGGGCTTCTGAGAACCTAGCTGATGGAGACCTAGATGCCTTTAACTCTATCGTAGAAGGTAACTCAGTAGAGCAAGCCCGTATAACTGTTAAAGGACTGTATGCTCAGTTCCAAGCGGCTGGTGGTAAAGGCCCTGCTCTTGTTCAAGGTTCCACTTCAGGTGACTCAGGTGTAAAACCCTTTGGCTCCACTGCTCAAGTTACCGAAGCTATGCGTGACCCTCGTTATGCCAGTGATCCAGCTTATCGTGAAAACGTAGAAAAGCGGATGTCTGTTTCCTCAATCTTTTAACCCAACAAATATTATGTCTATTGAACTTATAGCAATGCTTGGCGGCGGTGTGTCTGGCTTTGTAATGAAAATGATTGCCGCGCAAGCTGAAGCACAAACTCGTAACTTCGAGATGCTTCTTCAAAAGCAAGCCGCAGCTGATGAATCTGCCGATAAAGCACAAGCTCGAGGCGGTGTCTGGATTAGACGTATCTTTGTCTTCTTCATCCTATTCGCTGTTATTGTGGCTCCCTTCCTCCTTGCCTTAACATCAACACCTATAACGGTGGAGAAAGAGGGTCTAGGAGGTTTCTTTAAACTACTTGGATTGGGGAATGGTAGCTGGGAATCCCTTCAAGGGTTCGTTCTCTTACCTGAAGTCCGTCAAGCAATGCTTGCTATCGTAGGCTTCTACTTCGGGTCTTCTCAGGTTCGTTAAATTGACCTATAAAATAGCAGTCCTGTTGTTGCTTATTACTGGGTGCTGTCCAGCATCCCCTTCAATAACACTTAAAGACTTTGTTAAGCTTATCCCTCAGTGGGAAGTCTACCCTGATAGTCCCTACGATGTAGTAGGAGATAACGGGGCTGCTTATGGTCACTACCAAATCCACAAGGTAATGGTAGATGATTACAACCGTATAACAGGCTCTAAAGCCACTCATACGGACGCCTTTGACCCTGTGTTCAGTGAGCACCTCGCCTATGCTGTTTTGAGCCACTACGCGAAGCACATTGCATCTACTGGTGTTACACCTACGGCTGACCACCTGCTGTTTATATGGAACGGTGGGGGCGGAGCGTGGAAACGTGTAGAAAGCGCCCGTAATGACCAGAAGCAAATCAATCTCAATACCTACAGAAGTAGGGCAACCCCAATAATAATAAAATATATTAATGGAAATGCTAACTTATGAGCCTATACAAAAACATAAATCGTCGCCGTGCACTCGGCATCTCTCGTAGTCCAAAGAAGTCTACGATTAGTGATAAATCCTATTCAAATATGAAGAAGGGCTTTCCTAAAAAGAAGAAATAAACTTTTCGTTCCCATCCGCAAGAAGTAACAGCTTTGCCCTCCGAGGAGGATAACCTAGCGGTGAACCAAGTGAGTAAGAACACCTAACCTGTAACCCCCACTCTGGGAGTTGCTACTAAGTAAACTAACTCAAAAAAGAAATAATATAATGGCTAATACAAGTCCGTCCCGCTTGGGACAAGTAAATGCTTCGGGAGATGCTAACGCACTCTTCCTGAAAGTATTCTCAGGAGAAATCCTGACTACTTTCGAGGAGCAAAACATCATGAAAGACCTGCACATGGTTCGCACCATCTCGTCTGGTAAAACAGCTCAGTTCCCTGTCACAGGTGTTGCTGAAGCTAAATACCACACAGTCGGTGAAGACATCGTGGACAGCTCTAACAGCTACCTATCCAACATCAAGCACGCTGAGCGCACCATCAACATTGATGACGTTCTGATTGCTTCGACATTCATCGCCAATATCGATGAGCTCAAGAACCACTACGACGTCCGTAGCATCTATGCTAAGGAACTCGGTAAGGCTCTTGCTAAGCGCTTCGACATCGCAACAATGAAGACTCTCTTCGCTGCTGCTGGTGGTGCATCCGAAATCGGTGGCAACGGCGGTACAAGCATCTCTGGTGCTACTACCACAACTGCTGCTGGTCTTGTTGACTCGCTATACGCTGTGGCTCGCTCGCTTGACGAGAAAGACGCTCCTGAAGAAGGTCGTTTTGCTGTTCTCTCTCCAAGCCAATACTACACTCTCCTCACTGCTGACAATGTTGCGATCAATCGTGACACAGGTGGTGTTGGTGATGTTTCAACAGGTAAGATTGCTCAAGTTGCTGGTATCAGCCTCTTCAAGAGCAACCATCTCGACAGCATCATTGCTGGTGGTGATGACTCTGCTGTAGCTACTGGTGATGGCTCATCTAACAATGATGTGTTCGGTGCTGGTGGTTCTGGCTACAACGGTGACTTCTCCGCTCTTAGCGGTACAGCATCTGCCAAGGGATTCCTTGCGGGTACTAAGGAAGCTATCGGTACGGTTAAGTTGCTCGACCTCGCTACAGAGTCCGAGTACCAAATCCAACGCCAAGGTACACTGTTCGTTGCTAAATATGCAATGGGACACGGTGCTCTTCGCCCAGAATGTGCTGTGAAGGTTCTTCCTGCATAGTAACTAATTCTTAATCTGAGACCCCTTGGGCAATCCCCTTGGGGTCTCTTTTTAACCCCTAACTTAAAAAAATATTATGGCAGATTTTACAACTGGCTCTGACACAGTCAACAACCCAGAAAACTGGTTTACTGGCTCAAACAATGTTCCAAGCTATTCATATACCGCAGGAACAGATGTTCTTACGTTTGACCTTTCTCCTCTTTTATCATCTATAGGCGTAGGTGATAATGATTTACTTGCAACAACTGGAGACGTTCGTTCTGTTTACCTAACGGTAGCAGAGGCACTGTTTGCCGCTTATGATGCAACGGATGATGCAAGCGCAACAACTTCAAATCGACTTAAAATGACACGAAGTCGTGCAGTAGATAGCACCAACAACATTCGTTACTCAACTTACACGATCCACATTCAAGAAGACGGAACAGGAACCGCTGAGTCATTTTCCTCCACAGGCGTTCGCGCTGAGTAACCTTAAAAAGATAAATAATGCCTACAACTACAATCTCTACGACTCTACTTGAGTCTGTAAATATCGTCCTTGCTAACCTTGGCGAGTCACCAGTAAACACTCTTTCTGGTGGCGCGCTCCCACAGCAAGTGTCGCTGGCGTTAAACACCATTGAAGAAGTAAGCACTGACATCCAGTCTAAAGGCTGGTGGTTCAATCAACAAACAGCAAGCGCCTACAGCACTACTGCCAATGTTGTTATCTATCCGAGCAACACTGCTAATGATTGGGGTTCCTCCATCCCAGAGGAAGCACGCCGTTACATTACAATCCGTGCTTCTCGTATTGCACAGACCCGTCTAATTGGTTCTGAAGAGTTACAGAAGTTCAGCTATAATGAGGAGCTAGTTAGTCTAGCTATCCTACAACAAGCCCATGTCCGCAACTCTGGCGGTGTCCTAGACTTCAATGATTTCCCAGCGGAACTCAGAGGTCTTGGGATGGACGAGGTTATGTTCCTCCAAGGGAACGTAGAGGAGAAGATAGGAACCCTACGTCTCGGTGGTGAACTTGCTAACATAGCGAAGACTAAAGCTGAAACATCCCTCATAGCCGACCAAGAGGCATTAATTACTCAGCAAGCGCTCACAGAGGCTCAGAATACTAATCTGGTAACTCAAAACGCTATCAAGGTAGCTGCTGAGGCTGGAGTGGTTACGTCCCAGCAAGCCCTAATTGCTCAACAGGTTCTAGATGTAGTTGCAGACACAGCCCTAAAGACCAAGCAAGGGACGAAGATTGATGAGGAAGTAGACCTACTCCAAACTCAAGACCTCCTTACAGACGCTCAGAAAGCCACAGAGCTACAGAACGCTATTAAGGTAGCCGCTGAAGCTGGTTTAGTTACCTCACAGCAAGCACTGGTAGCACAGCAGGTACTTGATACCGTTGCTGACACAGCTATTAAAGGCTCGCAGAAGCTCAAGATAGACGAAGAAACACTTCTTGTAACGGAACAGAAAACTCTAGTTACTAAGCAAGCTCTTACTGAAGTACAAAATGCTATTAAGGTCTCTGCTGACTCTGGTCTAATCACCGCACAGCAAGCGTTGGTTAGCCAACAAGTTCTTGATGCAGCAGCTGACATAGCCCTCAAAGGCAAGCAAGGCTCTCTAGTAGATACTCAGGCTTTAGACGTTGCCGCAGACACAGCCCTGAAGAGTAAACAAGGCGAACTTGTAGACGCGCAGGCTACCACCGAAGCACAAAATGCTATTAAGGTAGCTGTAGATGCAGGGTTAGTCACCACACAACAAGCGCTAGTTGCTCAGCAAGTCCTAGAGTCAGTAGCGAATGTAAGTAACATTACAGCAGACGTAGCCCTTAAAGGAAAACAAAGTACTCTTGTTGAGAAACAAGCTTTAGATGTAGAAGCAGATACCTCACTGAAAGGTAAACAAGGTATTAAGCTTGATGCCGATACGGGATTAACAACTCAGCAACAAGCACTGACCGCACAGCAAACTCTAGACGTTGTAGCTGATACTGAACTTAAAGGTAAACAAGGGTCAGCTATTGATGCAGACACAGCCCTAAAGACTTCTCAAAAGACCCAGCTAGATGCCCAGACTGCTATCGAAGCAACAGCCGAGAAAGCTTTCTTTGATGCTGGTGGAGTAGATATTGGTGGTTCAATTAAAACCTACCGAGACTTTGCCGCAGAGATGCGTATCATGGGTTTCCAAGAAGCACAATTTCAAGGGATGCCTGCTTACAAGAAGGTAGAGCTAATTAAGGATGCCAATAAGCTACGCACAGCTACAACAGCCACAGAGACAGGCTCAGACGCCAAAGAAATCACTGAGGTCAACAAGGTGATGCGCTTTATAGGTGAGCCTCCAGTGACAGCTCTCAACTCCAACTCCCTAGCTTCTGAGTGTGTTCGCCTACTGCGCGACACAGACACAGAGCTACAAGGACGTGGTTGGTGGTTTAATACTGAGAAGGACGTAGAGTTTACCCCAACAAATGGTGGTGCTATAGTCCTAACCGACGGCGAGCTTAGTTTAGAAGTTAATGATTATGACACTCGTATCCAAGAGACTGCAACCTATCGAAGACTTTATGACCTCAAGAAAAGAGATGCCCTCTCATTTACATCCCCAGTAAAAGCCAAGGTAATATACAAACGTGACCTTATTGATACACCAAGTAAATACCTTGAGTATCTCAACGTCCGTGTAGCTATCCTACTGACAGAACTTTACCCACAGAGTGGTGTAGACATCCAGCGTCTTCCTAAGATTGAACTGGAGCTACGGGCTTACTTTAAAGACCGTGAGTTTGACGAAGCTAACTACTCAGTATTTGACAATTATGACGCCGCCTCCAGAATTGGTATCCACCGTAACTACGACCTTACATAATGCCCTTAATCAATACTTCAGTTCCTAACCTCATCCAAGGGGTATCTCAACAACCAGACGCAACACGCTTTGCTGGTCAATGTGAGGAGCAGGAAAACGCTCTTAGCTCTGTTGCGGATGGGCTGAAGAAGCGTCCTAATACTAGGCACATCGCTAGGTTGCTTACGAGTGCTATTGATGAGAATAGCTTTGTTCACTTTATTAATCGGAGTGGCTCTGAGAAGTATGTGGTTATTCATGACGGGATATGTCTTTACGCCTACAATATAACAACAGGTAATGAAGCCACTATACAAGTAGGCACTAACATCTACAAAAAGTCATTTACCTCTGCCGAAGTTACAGCACACAACACCGCTTCTGCAGGAAATACTACGACGTATGTTGCGACAGGTTATCCAGTAAGTAGCACATACCTAGATACAACTAATCCAAGAAACATATTAAAGGCTGTAACTGTTGCTGACTCTTCGTTCTTGTTAAACACTAATCACAGCGTTGAGTCTCAGTCGGTTAACACAGACGAGCTAGAAACCGAAGGTTTAGTTTTCGTTAGTCAAGGGGCTTATGATAAAAGTTATACGATTACTCTAACAGCAAATACCGCTGACACTGGAGGAGTAACTACACCAGCCGTTTTAACGGTGAATATGTCTAGTTATAATTACTCTTACAACACTAGCAGTATTGGTGCGATTAATTACATTAATATGACAAAAAGATACAGAGTAGGAAGCGTCACAGTAAACGAAAAAGGGGCAGGTTACGGGGTAGGAACGGCTACCATACAGCTTCAGTCAACTCATGGGGTTTACAGTCACGCTACTCTCCAAGTAAATATGGAGGCTAATAATAACGGACGTGTAGGCTCTGTATCTGTTGTTAATCGTGGCGACTATGCTGGATACGGAGGTAGTGTAACCACTATTGTTAATACTAACAGCGGTGGCAGGGTAGGCAGTCTGCTTAGTACCACAACCACAAACTCTAACGCACCTACAGTTACAGCAAGTACAAGCACTGGTTCAGGAACAAGTGTATCAAGTTCCGTTACTCATTCCTCTGGCTCCAGTTCATCTGGCACAAATGCGAATACAAATTTAATCGCGGCTGATTTGGTAACGAGGATTAATAACAACACTGTAATAAACAATTACTTTACAGCATCTAGGAGCGGCAGTGTTATAAAGATAGTTGCAGATGTAGCACTCACTTCGATGGCAATATCTACAACCGATTCCTTAGCTGACAGCGGGTTACAGGCAGTACACAAGGAAGTAGATTCAATATCTTCCCTACCTTTCAAATGCTTCAATAACTTTAAAGTAAAGGTAAGAGGAGACGCTGAAATAAGCGCAGACGACTACTATGTTAAGTTTGAAACAGCTAACGGACAGTCTTTTGGTGAAGGAAGCTGGGTAGAGACAGTTGGCTTTGGTATATCTAAAGGAGTTGAACCTACATCAATGCCTTTATTGCTTATAAACGATGCAGTCGATTCTTTTAAACTACAGGACATCTCCCTAAGCGAACGAATTGCGGGGGACGACATAACTAATCCACTCCCCTCCTTTGTCGCTAACAGAATTTCAAATATATTCTTCTTTAAGAATCGCTTGGGTTTTCTTAGCGGAGAAAATGTCATTCTATCTGAAAGTGGACTAGGTGCTGTAGATACTTCTGGAAATCTGGAGTATAACTTTGGACGCACTACAGTAACTACTTTGTTAGACTCCGACCCTATTGACATATCAGTAGCAAGTAGTCGAGTGACTAACCTTAAGTCCGCTAAAGGCTTCCAAGAGAATCTTATTTTATTCTCAGAGAATGGACAGTTCGTTCTCAAGGGTGGCGATGTGTTGACCCCTAAGACAGTCAGCATCACCCCTATTACTAACTTCAGCTTTGAAGACCAAGTAGACCCATTACCATTAGGTTCTTATATTTACTTCCCGTTCACTCGTGGAGCCTTTACGGGGATGAGAGAGTTCACTGTAAATGCCTCTACGGATAATTACGATTCCACTGAGGTTACTGAACACGTTCCCGCTTACATTCCTAGTAACATTATTGATATGGCAGGGACTACCTCCGAGGATATGATTGTGTTACTCAGTGGTGAAGAGAAAGGCTCCCTATATATCTACAATTACTTCTGGAATAATAACCAGAAAGTCCTAAGTGCTTGGTCTAAGTTTACCTTTACAGGGGAGATACGAGGTATTGAGTTCATTGAGTCTACTCTATACGCAGTCATGACTAATGGAACCGAAACTAACCTCGTTGAGATGCCTCTAGAGTCGGGCTTAAAGGATGCTGCTGGTTACGTTACTCACCTAGATATGCGAGTGGCATCTACAGTTACTAATGGCTCCTCTTCAATAACCCTGCCCTACACACCAGCAGACAACTCTGTAGAGGTTTACACAACTGACGGACTCAAGCTTAATGCTACTAACTCAGGAGCCACTGTTACTCTTGCACAAGCGGTTAACGATGTTGATACTGCTGGTAATGATATAGATACAAATGTATGGGTAGGCATCCCTTACACCATGAAGTACACCTTCTCTGAGCAACTCTTCAAAGCTAAAGCGGGTAATGGCACAAGTCCTTCTAATGCCGCCAAGCTAATGGTGCGTAATGGTTCCGTTTACTTTGCGGATACAGCTTACTTTAAGGTCAAGGTGACTCCTAAGTTCCGTGATACCTATGAGAATGTCTTTACTCCCGATGTGATAGGTTCCTCTACTATAGGAAACCTGAGCCTCGACAGCGGGTTCTATCGTTTCCCTGTGTTCACAAAGCCACAAGATACGACTATAACCATTGAGAACGAGAGTGCTCTTCCAAGCACATTTCAAAGCGCCGAGTTTGAATCCTTTGTTCATTCTCGCTCTAACCGATATGGATAAAGTCCTAAGTAAGCACGGCGATTGTAAGGTAGTTGTGGCTACCCACGCTCATGTAGCTATGATCTACCCCCACATG